CCGTCTGAATCGTTTTGTAGTGTGATTACAGTTAGGAAGTCCTCAATTGTAAGACTAGGATATAGAGCCATAATTTTGTCGTATAAAGTCATATTAATTCGCCCTTACTAATAAGCCGTTAATCCTAAAAGTTTCTGAAGCTGTTGTGCTACTAATTACAGTTGTTCCTGTTGATGTCATCAGCGCATAGACTTCTAAATAATCTGTTGTGCCGTTCATATAAACTAGTATGCTTCCGCTTGCTATGCTTACCAAAACACTAGAATCAAAAACCCTTAGTAAAACAGAACCATTTTTATATAAAGCTATAATTTCTCTTGTTGGAGAGCCGCTTCCAAAAAACCCCCCTGTTAAATTTATTTGATAATACCCAGCTACTGTTGGTGTAAAAGTGCTTGAAGCAAAATTATTATTGGTATCGTAATCTTCTACACCAAAAGTTACTTTTGTAAAAGTTGCACTACTTATAGTTTGAGAGACATTAGCATAAGCACTAAACGCTGGCATATTACCGCTAACCATTACAGTACCTGATGCGGCTGGCAAGTCTAATACAGTAGTACCAGCAACGGCTGGTTCTTGTAATGTAACGCTACCTGAAGTTGAACCTTGTAATATAAGACTCATAATTTATCCTTTAAAAAACTACCCAGCGACTACCGCTAGGAACAGTAACGGTAGCACCACTATTTATCGTGATAGGCCCTGTAGACATAGCGTTCTTGCCTACAGGAATAGCATAAGTAGCGGTCACAGTCTGACCGTTTTCTACAAAAATTTGATCGTTGCCACCGCCTGTTGCGCCGCCGCCGATCTGTGTCCAAGTGTGGGCAACGTAGCTGCCTACACTTGAAGCGTTGCCGCCTGGGTTTGACGCCATTACATAACTAAACGACGTAGTGTTAATATACGTAATATTGTATGAGCCGTTGTAGTTAGTAGGTATAGCGCCACTAACAGTAATATAGTCCCCTGTTGATAAACCATGAGGCGTGGTAGTGGTTAATACGGCGGTAGTAGCTGGAGAACCTGTATTTACTAAAGTGCTAATAGCTTGCCCTGCAACAGATACGTTGCCTTCGTATTCATCAACGGTGGTGTTAAACCGCAACATCCCGTCTACAGGGGTTGTTGACCGTTCAGAAGTTAACCCCGCAGGGATCTGCATTTGACTTGTAGAGTTAAACACCACATCGCCGCTTGCCGAAAGATCAGTAAAAGACCCAGCTGCAGGGCTAATATTGCCAATTACGGCGCCGTTAATTTGCCCGCCAGTAATAATGACGTTACCAAAGTTAATGCCAATATTGATGTTATCTACCGTCCAAATCAACGCATCGGCAGAATCTCTTAAAACAAATTTATACGCGTCACTGGGCGAAAGCCATACATTTGCCTCGCCTCTTGAATCTAAAATAATTGGGTTAGTATTGCTAACTGTGCCAGTAGAATCTTGATAGGTAGCTAAAAGCGTAGAAGTGCCTGCGGCATAGGTATAAAGTTTACCCGCAACTAAAGGAACACCGCCAGCAGTAAAGAATTGCTGTTTCGGTGATGGTGTTAAGGCTGTTGTCATAAGTTACCTCGTAGCTTTCGTGCTAGTGTATCAGAAGGGTAGGTATAAAAAAGCATACTTAATCTACAGATGGCGGGTTAAGTTGCAAATCTATTAAAGTAATAGCATTTCTACCCGATCCTGTTAATGTGTATAAATTAAAGAAAAAACGATACCATTCATTAGAAATTAATCCAGTAACGGGGTCTATTAAAGGAACCCGAGGCGCAGGAATGGCAGTTAAATTATCAGGCATTTGTACCACTCAGTATTAGTTCGGCGCCCATAATAACTATCTTATTTGGGTCTGTGCCTGAAATTTCATACACTCGGTCACGCAGTTTAACTGTCATGCCAAGGCGACGCCAAATAGCACGTTGATAATAAGCGCCTATTTTGCCAACAGAAACCCAATGCTCATTTGACCAGGTATGACCGCCGTCATCTGACCAGCGAAGCATGACTTGTGGGTCTTGCGCTTGCCCAGTGTTTGTACCAACCCCAGACTCGCAGTCAAGCTGTAATGAGTGCTGCGCCGTACGTTTTAAGTTATTAACGCCTGTGGGAAGCGCTCGCCAAGAACGAACCCATTTTTGCACTGCATCATTGTCAGTGTAATAGTCTAGGTCAAATACGTATAAATTACCGTTTAAGTAGTCACCTACAATTGTTTCGCTTTGAAAGTTCATTTGGCAATTTGAGCGATGGCGGGTAAAGTAGCCGTTGTCAAACCCAGCGCGTTCATGCCAAGCGCCTGTAGCTACATCAAATACCCATGTTTTATCAACCGTTGGGAATATTAAGACATAGAAAGCATGGCCTTCTTGTTGGTACGTGTACGCAAGCGCGTTCGATACATCGCCGTAGCTTTGGATAGCAAACTCAATTGGGTGTGTTGATACGCGTTTTCCACGATACCCTTCGGCGCGGTACACTACGCCATACCCCCGTGCATCGTTGCCAAGCCAAAACAGCGTGTTATCGAGTTTTGCTACCGAGTAAGGGGCTAGGCACCCTAATTCGTTAAAAGCGCCTTGGATGCGCGCAAAAGGGAAATTAGCGGTACCCGCGTTGTACCATACCTCAATCGTACTTGTACCAAACACCCATAGTTCTCGTTGATCTACGTTAATGGCTGCGATCAAGTCAGGCGCGCCTTCAGCACTAGCAAACGCTAACGGCTCAATAATAGTGCCGTCAAATATCTCAGTAACCCATAGCTTTTGGCTGTCTGGCTCATTAAACACAAAATAGCCGTCTAAATAGCCTACAGTTACTGCGCCAGGAAAGTCAACATCAGTAATTTGGGTATAAGTATTAGTGGTTATGTTGTAAATGTAGCCTTCTGGGTTAGCAGCAAAAAACAACTGCGTTCCATTGTCTGCAATAGATACGGGGCCAGACCCAGCAATATTGCCCAATTTAACGGGCAAATACCCTTTATCAATTTTAAATACTTCGTTGCCTGACACAACGTAAGCGTTATTTGCGTTAGTTTGTTGCGTCCACAGCGCGCGGATGGGGCCATTGCCAATAGTGGCAAGTTTGCGCATCCCAGGCGCTCTGTTTAAAAAACCGTTTTCTTTACCCTCAAGAGGTGTAGCTTCGGGAAACAAATTCATCATTACATCGTTCGCCGCATTGATGCTGCGGGCAACATAAGATTGCCCCAAAATATGCGATTTCATTAATAATTACCGGCAAAAATGTTAAAGCGCTGACGAGTACCAACAATGCTGTAAGGCAAGGACATAATATCGTCAGGGTTGTTAATGCGTTTCAGATTGCGCTTAGAAGTCATGGCAATTCTAGCCACATTGGATGGGGGTTCAACGCCAAATTCAGTAGCTATTTCACACGCTAAATTGTATTTAAAGCATCTTAAATAGCCAGGCGGGAAAGTCAAACTGGTTGCTAAAGTAGCAGGTTGTGTTAATTCAGTAACCGAAATAAAGTGCCACTCCAATGCTTTTGTAGGCACTGGGTAAACGTACATATCAATATTAGGGTAATTCATATTAACCCACATCACTTGTGGATAAGTGGAAGTCACCGTTTTAACCGCAATACCGTTATATTGTTGTTGGTTAATTAACTTAATACCAAACGAAATGCCGTTGGTCGGATCTTTAAAATAGGTTGAATCATCTATCAAAATAGGACGGTTACCTACAAAATTACCTGTAGGGCCTAATGTTCTAGAAATTTGGTTAGGTGTCCAAGTAAATACTTGATCTTGGGTTGAAAAAACGGTCAAACGCTCAGTATTCCACGAATCAATCATTTGATCCAAAGCACTAAGAGCATCGTTAGAAGTGTTGGCAGAAGGCGTTTCACCCTCGGCAAGCATACCGATTAAACGTAACGCTGCGTTAATTTGATCACCGGCGGTTGTCGCCATAGCCTACTCCTTACTGTGCGGTTTTACGACGTCTTTTTACTTCCAGCGTATTAACAGGAGCCGCAACTTCAGTAGCTTCCTCTACTGTTTCAACTTCTTCAGAAATTGATGGCGTATCGTGAGTATATCGTACCCAACCGTTTTGTTCATCAAATTCAGC